CATAAAACACACCATCATATCCTGGCACGAAAGCAATAAATCTAGTCAGGTCATGCCCCTGATAATCAACCAGGAAATCATACACCCTTTCGACATTAATCATAGCCCACTGATAGCCGTAAGTCCAGCCTTGTGGGTCGTTATATTCTCCTTGCTGTGGGTCATCATTAACTGATATACCATCACCAGACATGGAGAACTTAATAAACATACCTTGACGAATAATCAAATCACATCGTCTAGCTAGCTCTGGCAAATTGTAAGCTAGGTCCAATCCTGGTACTGGATAATCAAAGTCCAGTTCGTCATATTGCCAGCTAATTGCAATCTCAACGTGAGTAAATCCAAGCTCTCGCATCTGCTGACAATAGGATATGGTATCCTCATCTGACAGAGCACCAACTTCAGGTCCAAATGCTTGAATCCAACCAAACTGTTTCGTAAGAATTGAGATTCCTTGAAACCCACAAAAGATGTCGCAGACTTGTTCTCTTGTGGGATAGTTAGGGAAATCATTGCTGACCTGCAATCCTACTTCAATAGGTTCATGTGGTGCATCATGTAAGTTCCAACTTTGTGGTTCATCTTTATAACCAGCTTTAGAGAATACCACATCGTAGTGACCGTCTGTAAGGAATGCATTAAACCAGCCGCAATCATCTGTGACTGCTTGCCAATTCCCATTTGGAGATTTGGCATCAATAAACACGCCACCAAGAGGCTTATTGTTCTGGTCTAACGTTTGAATTGGATAGAGAAATTGAGTCATGTTCACCTAATCTTGTGACGTTCAGGAAACCTATATTTCATTGGCAACTGGAATCCTTGAGTTGCAAGTTGCTCAGGACTGATGTTACCCATCATATAATCAAGTAGGGAGTTAGCTCCAATTGGTACAACGTGACCAGCCGTATTGGTAGCAATGTTACCAAGCTGCTTAGAAGCTGGCATCATCTTATTGCCGAACTTCTCTTTGCCATAAATAGGTGATTGCTTATAATCTTCGTTGTACAGCAAATCACCAACAATTTGACCAGGCTCAGATGTTCTACTTCTCATCTCTCTAAATGCTTGTCCATAGTCACCTTCGCTATATGCAGCATGAGCAATAGCAAGTGGAACTCTTAGCATGTCCATTGACGTTCCATATGGAGAGAAGTATCTAGTACGTTCCTTTGAATCGGCACCCATAGCAATATCAAATTCATGTCCAGGTTTATTCTGAAACATAAACTTGCCATTGTTATTCATGGCATTCAGAACGTTAGCCGCAATGTAAGAACCTAAGAAGTTAGCCATTCCAACTTGATAGACTCTACCAGCTGGATTAGATGGATTCTTAAGTGACTGAGCCATTCCCTGACCCAACCTCAAATTAGATTCCATCCAATCAGGAGCCAGAGCAGCTAATCTGAATAGCTTCTGAGTAGTTGGATTCCTCTCCAATGCTTGTAGATTCAATCCACCAAAGATGTTGTTAGTAGCATATCCAGCTAGCTTAGCAGCTTTATCATATGGCATACCAGCTTTTTGATACTGGTCCAGTAAGCCCTGATAAGACTTCAGCTTAAGAGCAGGAATCACTTTACCAAACAACGGCTTGGGGTCTGTTAGAGCATTAATACCTTTAGTGAGAAGGTTGCTACCCCTGAACATTGCATTGTTGCCAACATCAGTTGTAGTAGCTCTTAGACCACCATCTTTGACAGCTTTAGCCAGTTCAGCCTCATTCAACATCAAATAAGCATTAGCTTTATTAGGTGCAGATAGATACTTAACTGTATCAACAAATCTGCCACCAGCATTAATTGGATTGAAGTCTGGTCCAAACAGAGTATTCCTAACAGCAACATTCATTCCGTGAAATGAGTATGCTGTTCCTGGAATGTGAGTACCAAGAACCATCCTAGCCGTTTTACTGCTAAGATTAGACAGTTTATTCAAGAACTGAGATTCAGGTACATACTTGATAGACCTAGCTAATACTGGGTCAGCGGTGTTTCCTTGAGGAAATTCAGCTCCTTCAGGAATAGGCTGCTTACCAGATGGCGGTTGATTAGGTGGCTGATTACCACTAGCCGCTGCACCAATTACATCCTTATTCTTTAACGCTGTTGCCTTAACACCACCACCCTGTTGGGCTTGCTTAGCAAGGTCTGTAGCCTCTTTCATTTCCTCTGGTGAGAGAGCACCATTCTTCTGCTTCTCAAATAGAGCAGATAGCCTGCTAAGGATGGCAGGGTCAACAGAACCACTCTCATCACTAAAGAACTTACCAGCGGCTTTCTTGACCCCATTAAATATGTCATTGATAGCACTGTAGATAGAATCTAGGTCAAGTTCACCCTTTTCATCCTTGACTAGTTTTCTAACACGTTCAATGAGATTCTTAGTTAGGTCAGATGTAATACCAGATGGCTCATTGATACCACGGTCAAATGCTTGTTTAAGTAGTTCAAATGTTACCTTACCGCGACGTAATCCAAGCTTGGAATCAACGGCTAGTGTACTAATACCATCACCATGCATATTGGTTTTAAGTACACCAATGGGATTGCCAGCATCATCCCTATATACCATCTTAAGATAGTCAGGGAATAGCTTATCATCTTGTACGTGTTCAATTCCTGGCTTATCTGGATTTGGTTCTTCTTGTCTTAGCTCACTATCAGCCCACTTATTCCAAAATTCAATAGTGCTATTACGAAGAGCCTTTTTATTTCCAGCAACTCTATTAGGAGCTTCATCAGATTGAATTACTCTTTCACCACTGGTAAGCTGATTAGCTCTACCTTCGCCAACTATTCCACTAAGACGTTGACCGGGAGTTTTCTTTTTAGCAGCATCAACCTCTTCAAGAGATTTCCTTTTACCTTCTATTGCTGATTCACGCTGATATCTTTTCCATCCTTCTGACCTTCTAGTAAGAGCTTCTCCTGGTGTTTCAGGTGGTTCCTCATCACCAAAATAACCTTCACTACCTTCATCTGGTAATGGAGACACTTCACCCGTATCTAAATTAATTCTTTCACCTGTATTGGGGTCATATCCAATATTAGGATTCTCTCTAGGATTTTCAAGACCTTCGTATCCACCAACTGTAGTAGCTGGACTAGACGTACCGCTAGCTCTATCAGCCTCTCTAGCATCCAGTACGTCTCTAGCATGATTCAGTAAGCGCTGACCAGTCTCAGTATCATAATTACGATTATTAGACATCCTATCAATGAAATCTTCAATATGCTCATCTGGAAGACCATTGATAAATCTCATATCTTCCGCACTCATATCATGCGGATTTACTCTGGGAAATGTTCCTGGTCTAGTAGGTCTTCCTACTTCATTGACATCAGGCATTTCTTCTTCAGGAGGTCCAGCCGTTGTCTTGCTAGATTCTCTAGTAAATGCTCTGCGTAAAGAATCTAGGTCAAGTTCACCAGTTTCATCTGTGGCTAGTTTCTTAATCCAGTCCGTAAGACTATTAGCAGCCTCATCATGTCCTGCTACAGCCTCATCAGGCACTACGCCCTTAAACCCAGGATACTCCTGTGCTGGTTGGCGAATGCCGTTCTTAAAAGTTTGCTTGGCTCTGTTACCTTTAGGTGGTGCTTGCTTCTCAAGATTTAGTGTGCTAGGGTCAAATTCAGGTGATGCGTTCTGCATCATACCACCAGGCTTAAGTGCTGGTGATTCCCAATCCTGTTCTGTAATAGGTAATGCACCCGGAGCACTATCTGGTAGACCACCAGGCTTTAGATTCTGAGATTGCCAATCGTTTTCATTGATTGGTAGCTTACCAGTTTGGTCAGCCGGCTCCATGCCAAATCTAGCATTACCAGGGAAGTTTGGGTCCGGTGCTTTCTGAACTAAATCATCTTCAGCACCGGGAATACCAGACTTACCAAAGTTAACAGCCTTAAGCTTATCATACAGCTTAATGCCTTCTTTGGCTTCACCCATAGTAAAGTTAGTGGGGTCATTAATTCCCTTTTTATATAGCTCATCGTATCGTGCTTTAGCGGCTGGAATTTCTTCAGGCTTAAGCAACTCATTAGAGTTAGGACTCTTAATGATTGCATCGGCTCTCTGGCGTGCCTCAATAATAGCCTGATTGGTAGATGCAGCAGTATCAGGCTGAACACCACCAGGAGCTAAATTAGGTTTAACCTGCGGTCTAGGACCAGAGAACCCAGAGTGCATTCCCACCATGCCACCAGCAATCTCAGGAATGGCAAATAGTCTATTTGAAACTGGCTGACTCGAATCCGCAGCCGTAGCAACACCATGAGCAGCTATTGGTGCAGATAGAGCACCACCAGCATATCTCAATCCCTTAGCCGCTAATGGTGCAACTTTGCCTAAAGTGCTAGCACCTTTGAATGCACCAAGTGTAGCTAGATTCTGTGGGGTGGAAAGACTATTAACTGTATTTCCAGCACCCTCTAGAGTACCAGCACCTAAAGACCTGTATGTTCCACCACCAACCATAGGAACCCAATCAGGGATTCTAGCTTGCTTAGTTGGGTCTGCATTAGCAGGGTCATAATAATCGGCAGCGGCTTTAGGGTCAAATATCTGCACCCCATTCATTTTAATTTTAGATAGCAATGGGTCCGTAGCAGTATGCCACGCACTCATTACTGAATCGCCAAATGAAGTATCTTTAGGTGCAGGCGTATCACCATATAAATCTGGTGGTGGCTGTGTTGCGTATAGGTCGCTAGGTGGCTGTTGAGGCATCACTTCACCACATGATACTTAGTCTTATCCAGCTTCTCTACATCGCCAACTGGAATCTGAGCAACTACTTTACCAGTAGAATCAGCAACGGCAATATATCCAGGTTCTGTCTTATTAGCAGTTGGCGGTCCTTTTGGAGCGGTTTGACCTTGAGTACCATTATCACCAGTGCCATTCAAATACTGCATAATGGCAGCACGAGTTTTAGCATCTGGTCCAGAAAATGTACCAGTAGGGGCAACTTTAACCTGTTGAGTGTTAGTATCAATAGTAACATGGTCAGCCCATTCCGGATGTTCACGAGCAAGTTGACCAGCTCTATTCATTATTCCAGTTCTTTGCTGTGTAGGCGTGCTACCAGCAGAGCCAGGAGCAGCTTTAGTTTGTCTAGCTTGCTCACCCCTAGCTCCAACCAAATCAGCAGCATTAGAACTACGTAAATCTTCAATATCTTTTCTAATATCACCACTTTGAGCAATTTGCCCAGTTTTCTGAGCACCACGTAATGTTTGAAGATGTATAGCTGCATCAGCCCTAGCTGCAATCAAATCTTTCTGGAATTTCTGTGTAAGGGTTGCTTTCTCAGAAGCAGTTAAATTATTATTCTTAATTACTGCATCAATCTTTCTTTGCGCATCATCAGCCCTTTGATGAGAAACAACAAGCTTATCTTTAGCTACTTCGTATCTTTGTTCATCAGCAGTTTTTTTCCTGTCTGATTCACCCTGCCGAATAGCCAGACTTCCTTGCTGATATGCACCACGAGTTGCATCAGTATTACCATATCGTTCAAGGTTGGCAATATTCTCAGCAGGCTTAATCTTATTGCTCCAGTCAGTTACAGCATCATTATAAGGTGCATCTTTATATGCACTTGCTGCTCTAGAACCCTCATTATATCCGACGAATCCAGCACCAATTCTTCGCAAGATTGAAGGCTTATAATCCTCTCTATTTGGATATTGACCAGCTAAATCTCTAAGAGCATCAGTATCTCTAGTTGAACGGCTAGTATCAGTGATTACAGGAGATGTATCCATGTCTCCCTGACCATAGCCGGAATCATCAGGAGGTGGAGCTAATGCATCTGGGGGTGCCTGTGGTATATCTTGAGTACCAGAGAAAGGTTGCAAGTTGGGATTGCTATACCCAGGAGACATTCCAGCCATAGCGCCAGATTGGTCTCCACCATATGCATTCTTTTGGCGGAAGAAATCAACAAGCCCCATTATGCACCTAGCGCAATAGCGCCACCGATTTTAGCAATACCACCAACAGTATTCATAACGCTACCACGTTCAGCATTGGCTTTAGCCTGTTGCTGAGTAGTTAGATTCTGACCAGACGATTGCTGACCAAGTTGGACGTTCTCTTGACCTAATGCTTGGTCTCCAACCATTTTAGCCAATCCAGGTGTAGCACCATATCCACTAGTCATTGCTCCAATACCACCTAGCTTACCTTGCTGCACCATTTGAGCAATGCTAGATTCAGCATTAGTACCAGCATCAGCAGTAGCTTGACCTTGTTCTCTAGCCATTCTACCAGTAGCCGTACTAAAGCCAGGTGAATAGCCACCCTGAATAGCACGTTGCCTATTCAAGTTAGCCATTGCATTGGCATATACAGCTCTAACAGGAGATACAGCACGAGCACGGATATTAGCTAAATCTGCTGGACTAAATCCACCAGTATCAGCAAAATTGGTAGCACGGCTCATTATATCGCCTTGCTGACCCATTGCTGTACCAAGAGCACCACCTTGTTGTGGACTGCCATTACTACCAGCAGGCGCACCTTCAGGTGTCATCATTTTACCTTTAACATAATTAGCATCCGGACCCAATCCACCTGCATTGGTATCCGCCATCATTTTACCTTTCCAATAAGCTCTATCATTCTTAACAGACGGATTCACACCCGGCTGTTGACCCATATAGTCTAGATAAGCATCAACAGATTTCTCATCCTTCGGGTCATAAGCAGGTGGCTGCCCACCACTAGCTTGAGTTTGACCTTGAGGTTGAGCAGTAGAATTATTACCACTTACAGCAGCTTGCTGTTGTGGACTACCGTAGAAAGCATCATTAGCTTGATTAGTTCTATCAGTCTGAACTTGGGCATTCTGTTGCTGAATTCCAGATTGCTGTTTGATTCCGGCAGCAACTTTCTCATCATCGCCTTTTGCCATAATGTCACCTGCAATCAATTACTAGAGCATTGCCTTTACAATCTCTAAAGCCGACTTTCTTGAGTATGTCATTCCAAGTGTAACCTTGGACGAAGGCATGTAATTGATTGAATCCGTTCTTATTAGCCATGTATGCAGATGTGCTCAAGGCTTGTAATAGAATCTCTCTTTTTTCTCTGGCCGTTATTGCCTGGTCGGTGATACTTACCATTTCAGCAATAACACGAACTCCGGTAGCGCATTTGATTTGACCGTCATCACCCTCAATAACAAACTTGCACAAAATGTTGTTATTGAAGTTAGGAAATCCAAATTCATCGCTGAAATACTTATCGTGGATTTCCTTTACAGTTGCCAAATCCCTATCTTCCATTGGTCTTATACTCATTAGAATACAGAAGATGTTTCTCCGCCTCCACCACCGCTAATTGTTACATGGAAACTTGAAGTTATAAGAGTTTTAGCCGATGCATCAGTATTCTTACCAGTTACAGTTTGAGCTGTTTGTATGCTAGAGAATATCTGATAAATCATTTGTGTGACATTGCTAGCATCCTGACATCCCTGAGTGTATCCAGCAGGAACAGTCCAAGCAGTACCAGTGTTAGCAATATTACAGAATGCTATTACAACTGAGTTAGCTACTCCTGTAGTCCATGCGGTAGATAAGATATCAGCTCCGGATGCCTTGAAATCATTCTCCAAAACATCCAATGGGCTTACAGTAGCCAATCCGCTAAATTGAACTAATGCTATTCCTCTCGAAGCATCGGCACCTGAGAGTGTTGCAGTAACAACATTTGTAGCGTTACCAAGACAATTAGTACAATACCAAAGCTCAGCATTAGTTTGAGATGCTACTTTAGTCTTACCAGCAAATCTATATACATTACCTGCTGTATCAGCCACTGACAATACTGGAATAGTATCATTGCCATTTCTGATACCAACTATTACAGTATTGCCAGCAGTTAAGACAAATGCTGCTGACGCAACAGTACCAGTTGAACCAGCACTGAATCCAGCATTTCCGTTGACAAATGCAATAGCCATTAGGTTACAACTATAGTCAATTCAAGAGTCAGTCTCTGAATTGTAGCAGCAGAATCAACATGGAATCCAAATACATCTCCAGCCGCTACTGCTGTTGTCCAACCAGCTAATCCTGTATCTTCTGAGTGGTCAGCAGCCGTAAGCGTAGGTTTAGCAGCAGCAGTAATAGTATCAGCAACTGTTGGCGGATAAGCAGCAAATGTATCCTTCCAGATATCAACAACAGCCGAACCTACTTGGTCAGCTAACAACCTAACCCTAGTAATCACACCTGCTACTGGAAACGATTTATATCCTTTAGTTCCTGTAGAAATTGCTGAACCAGCACCATCTACTGTAATACCAATCTGATGTGTTCTTTGCGCAGTTGTAATTGAGCCTGCTGGCCCCGGAGGTCCAGGGAATGGTAATGGTGGCTCATATACAACTTCTTCTGCTTCAACTACAAATGGAGCTGCTAGTTTAGCTACAGATGTAGAACCGGCGCCGCCTCCACCATCAGTATAGGTCTGCCAGGTAGTACCATCAGACCTTTCAGTAATAGATAAGTCACTTGAATAATACAGAGTTCCGGGTGCGACGGCTGTAGCTAATGGTCTAGCAGCCGACAACCCTCTCTGTATAACATCTTGTAATCTTGAAGCCATTATCCAAGCGTAATTTCATCGCCAGAAACGGTGATATTGAGAATGTTGTTAGTACCGGCTGAAATAGTGAGAATTTCAGCAGCATCCATGATTTCATACATGAAGATATCACGTACAGAATCAGAAACTCCGGCAGCAGCGGCTGGAATTGAATAGGTAGACCAAAGTCTAGTACCAGCAGCATCAGCACCAATCGATAAGGTGAATGTCACTGGTGAACCAGATGGATTCGACAAATGAATCTGTCTGATAATAGTCTTCGTAAGTGCTGGAACAGTATAAACAGTCGTTGGACCAGTAGCGATAAGAGCCGGTCCAACAAGTCGCTTTGGTGTACGAGCCATTCTAATCTCCTAATTCTAATACCAACATTTGAGCGAAACTAGGTTAACTACCCACGCAGCAGAAGCACCAGGATTTACAGACAATCCAATGAACTGACCTCCAAGAGCATTGTTAGCAAATCCGGCTGATGTTCCCTCGTTGATAGCCATACCGGCTGGAGTATTAGCTAATCCTGTAATTTGAAGATTATGTTGTAGCCACACAGCTCCCTGCAATACACCAGCACCGCTAACGCTACGGCAAACTACAATGATGCGAACAATACCTTGGTCAACAACTGCTGTTTGAGCAGGACCATTTATAGTCAATACTGCTGTATCAGCAATGGTTTGTGCAGCACCAATACGAATAGTATACGCCGGAGCAGCGACACCGGCTGTTTTTGAAACTGGAAATACCCATTCCCAGGTCATACCTGGCTGCATAGAGAATGACGGTAACTGAATGCCTTTATAGTAAGTGTCGGCTGAATGTGAACCAATCGTTGCAACGGCTGCTGTATTCAAGTCTCCTTGATATATACCAGCATCATTCTTCTGCGCCCACTGTTTATTACTACTGTCACCAAAGCATACTATCTGTCCAGCAGCAGGTGTACCGGGTGCAGATTCAGTATCAAGTAGGATATCAGCCATTTTAGTTCTGAAGGCTCAGCCTTCCAGTTCCCTGTATTGTAGCTCTATTTGAGCCGGTCATCTGCAACTGAAGAATCTGGATTCTAAAGTTTCCAGTTGGAATCGTAAATGATGACATTAAGTAAGTACCAGTAACGCCACTTGCTTGTGGTCCTGTTGGACCAGGTATTACATATGGCATCTCTGGGTCTTCAGCATCTAAACCTGTTGGACCAGGAGGTCCTTGTAATCCAGCAGGTCCTGTAAGTCCTGTAGGTCCTCTAGAACCTGTAGTACCTGGAATACTGATTCCATCTTCTCCATCGTTTCCATCAAATCCAGCAGGTCCAATAGTTCCGTTTGTTCCATTGATTCCAGCAGTTCCGGGTGTTCCTTGCGGACCTGTTGGTCCAACTACTGTAATACCATCTTGACCATCAACACCGTCTTGACCATCAAATCCAATACTACCATTGACTCCAGCAGGTCCAGCCGGTCCTGGTGCTCCACCGCCACCAAATGCTGTCCATGCTGCACCATCACTTCTGGTAATAGTTCCTGTATCAGTAGAAAAATAAATAGTACCAATTAATACATCACCAGGAGCTGGTCTATTGGCAATAGTACCAGAACGATGAGTCTTATCGGTAGACCTAAAATCCTGTGGTGGATTAAGTGGCATTATACTGGAACTTGAACAATGATGCACTCACCATTAGCATATATCAACTCAGCCGCTGAGGTATCTCCATCTGATAATGGACTATCGTAATGATTACCAAATGGTCCACCAGCAACATTGATAGTTCTCTGACCAGGTACTGCATCATTAAAAGTTATATTAGTTCCTGGTAGAAGCTTTCTAGAATTGATAAGTAATGCTGTTTCATCGTTTACTGTAAGATACGTAACTCCAAGAAGTTGAGCTAGGGACTGAGAATTGTTATTGTTCTGAACAACCAAAGAATCCCTGGACTGTACAACTTCTTTAATAAGAAGGAATATAGTTTCATATAGAGAATTATTAGTCTGCTGTAGTTTAGTGTTAGCTAAAATTCCAAACAGATGAGAGAAATCAGGCTGTCCAAAGTCTTTCTTAGCCATTTATGTATATACAGTAGATGGCCATTCCGTAAAGACAGGTCTGCTGAATACAATAATTCTATTAATCCTCATATTCTCGTCAATACCAGTAGTTTTCACTTCGAGAGCGGCTCGATGTTCCTGAAAATTACATAATCTGGTTGGAACAATCCTAGTAGCCGCTGCCATTGTAAGTGGAACTAATGTAACAGATGTCACATCATCCAGTGAAAATAGAGCCAGTTGCAATGAACCAGAACCATTAACTCTAATTCTAACAGCGGAAAAATGGCTAATTACTTCTCCACCGCTACCACCTGATAGTACAGCACTTGCAGGCATTATTCACCAATCAGAGCGGTTCTAATCGTTGGATTCGGAATTTTTTTGTTGGCGGTGTTATAAGCATCATGAGTAGTAGTATCCATGAAATATACACCAGATAAATCAGGAGTGCCACCCATCATGACAAAGAATGGGCATGAGAATGAATTACCAAATCTTGCTAATGGAGTAGCTGTCTGATGACCATTATAAGCGCCACCTTCATACTCCATCCATGTTCTTGTCGTAAGAATAGAACCATCACTAGCCTTGATGTTTCTAGCTACTGTTGAACCATTAGTAGAAACAACAATATGAGTAAACACCCAAAATGAATTGGGGTTATCTATAGCATATCCCATTCTTGGTTTGGTACTGCCTGTTTGAGCACCAAGAGGATAAGTATTTAGTAGAGCACCAGCAGCACTATACTGTTTAACCTGAACATCTTTAGTGCTAGAGTTATAATAAAGAACAACAATAGTGCCATCAGCAAGTACGAGAATATCAGGACTCTGATAAGTAGCTACAGAACCCACTAAATCAGATAAAGCAATGTTGTTAACTAAATCCCACCGTTTGACAGGAACTCCAAATCCAATAGCACAATAATATAGAATTGCTTCAGCATTATCAGCAGCTAGGCTTTCAAGATTAGTTCCTGAAAGAGCGAATACGGTTCCACCTACGACACCAGCCTCTGTTATTACTCTAACATGTGGTGGACTTTCATCAGACCCAACATAAAACTTATTAACACCCCTGCAAGTTCTAACTCTTAAACTGTTCCCAGATATTGCTCTGGATACAACTAAAGCAAAATTCCTATTATAAATGTCTACACGAGAATTTGCACTATTCTCCAAGCACATTATGCCATTAGTTGTAATATCTCCACCCTCACCGGCTGGCATTCCGGGAACAAATGCAATAGCAGTATTGTCAACAGATTGTGACATGACTGCTAGAGGAAATCCTACAGTATCATCCGGAACAGCAATAGTACCATCAGCAATAGCAGTATCAGGATGAACTATTAAGCTGATGTCAATATGTTCTGGACCAGCCGTATTCGTATTTTTAATAAACTCTAAGAAATATTCATTCCCAGGAACTACTGGAAATTGAACTGGAATATTCTGACCTGCAATAGATAGAATTCTTGTAGGGGAACCTACAGGACCATCAAATGGTTCACATGTTGGTTGATAACCTGAGCTAACATTTCCAGAGAATCCCCAAACCCCAACTACAGTAGAACCAACAGGAGCAATGAATCTATAGAAAACATTAAAGTTTGTTCCAGCATCATTAATGTCACTTTGAGTGAAAGTAAACGGAAATGTGCTAATGGTAACAGCCGTTGCGAATGTAGTATTAGCTGGAGGTGCCATTAAACTACAGTACTCAAAGCACCAACGATAAGTTGGTTAATGTTTGTGAGGCAAAGTGAGCTAATATTGGCATCAAATATCCATCTAGCCCATTTAACAGTTTCTTTAGTTAGTCCTTCATTATAATCAATAAGAAGAATGTGATTCCTTGGAGATGGAAGTGTCATCCAAATCTTCTTACCAAGTGAATCACATACTATCTGAATAAATTCAAAATCATCTTTTGGCATATCAAACCAGTAATTCTCAATGTTGTATGACAGTGGCAATGTAGCGTATGAGCCATTGAAAATCATTAATCCAGATAAATCTGCAATCAATAGGTAGTCTACGTTAACTCCACCCGAATCTAGAACTGTAGCAATTCCGTGACAAGGACAGCCAATAGCTTCATCAACCTTGAATGATGCCCATGTAGCAGGGTCATCCTGATTGTCTGAATATCCTACAGTTGAACTAGCCTTAAACAAATAGAGAACATCTCTATATTCTTGACAATTGGTAAGTGGTCTACCATCGAGAGGAACAATCATTACTCCATCAACTTGGTTAATAGCTTCAGGTTCTCCAGCCGCAGAACCGTAAGCAACTGAGATATCAGTAAACGTAGTTGTGAGAATCAATCTACCGTGATATGTAGTAATTCCAACTCCAGCCGGAATCTGTGAGAAATTATCAATTAAATGGCTTTGTTCTTCAAGTAAATCGATGTCGAAGAAGCTGACATCTATTGTCGTACTAACATTATCGTTAATAATACCATTAGGAATAGAATAAAAAATAAACCCATCTTGGTTGCCATCATAATTCGTAATAGCTTTAGTAGCCAAAATATGGCGCTTAACAACAAAAGAATCAGGAGATACAGGGACGTTACTAATGTGATAACCGTGAGTAGTATCTGAAGCTGTAGCAGATGCAAATACCGCTGGTCCAAGGGCAGTAAGATAACCAGTATCGGTTTCATAGACAACTGCAAAAAGATGAAATCCTAAATCAGCAAATCCGGCTGAGCCAAACGTAGCAATTAATGGCGTTCCTGTAGGTGGATTACCAGCGGCTTTACGAGCGGCTGTTCCATCGCCCTTGTATACATAAAGGAAATCATTCATTAATCCTTTTTCATATCCATCCACATCAGTAAAGAATGGAGTGATATAAGCTCTTCCATCAATTGATGCAACGTTGAAATCTTTCATTGCTGGAATTGATAGAATTGGTCCAACTGTAACACTTGGACTCTTAATATGATAAATATCTCCTGATGTATTCAGAACCAGCAAAGAATGCTGAGTCTGCATAATATATGGATGAATCCTAGCAACATTTGTTAGCGTGGGACCACCAGTTTGATATACATTTATTGCATCACGAGTCTCAAATCCTGAGTAGAAATACTGAATATTGTCAGCCTGACTAAAGTGGTCTAGCGGACAAGATTCAGCATCTCCACGACTCCACCAACCATTGAAGTCTTCAATTACTACAGGATTATGGTCGCGACTCATTACGTGAAGCTCCTACGCTTGTAAGCACTCATGAATGGTCTACGTCTCGTTTGAATGGATTGCTTGCCTTTAACGCCAATGCCAGTAACTCTGTCCAGTGACATAATAGCGTTACTGTTCAATGCTTCAGCTCTGGTTGCATTCTCACCAATGAACTGAGTACAGAGCGCAGCCGTTCTATAATACAAAAACGATTTAGCATCAATAACACCAATAACGGTGGCAGAAGTAGCATCAGTCGTAACGATTGCTTTGAGGTAGTCAATCTTTACATCTCTGATGGTTAATGCACCAATAAATAGGATTCGTTGACCCTGATAAACCCAATACTGTAAGGCTTCAGTAGGAAGATTATCCAATGCATGGGGTAAGAACTCTCGTTGAACCATTGGAATATAAGGGTCTTGGCTTCCGCTGAGTCGTTCATACAGTCCTTGAATTTCTACTATATCAGACGGAAGTAAAGGTGCAGAACCTACACCAGGACCATCAACAGCATTGATAGCCACAGTACCAATTGGAACAACGATAGCAGCAGAAGTAGCATTGTAAATTGGAATATTATTCAACTGAAATGACTCTTGAAGTTCATCAAGAGCCATATTCAGGTATGGTTGCATAGCCGCATAAGTATAAGATGTTTTAGCTGCGTCATTCATCAAAGCCGCAGCTTTATCCATTACATCGGCAGCGGTATATGATGAAGTAGACATTTACTGTGCGAACTTCAGGCCAAGCATCAAAGCTTTAGCCGGGTCATCAATAGATTTGCAATTCGGGCAGATTGGATAAGCTGGATTCTTGAGATGCCCACAAGCTTTGCAACGAACAAGGTCAACAACCTCAGCGTCAGCCAACCATTCCTTTTGAATAAGATTCAATTCACGAGCAGCCATTCGCATATCATCACTGATAGCAAGTGGACTACCGTTTGACCTAGCCCAAGAAGTATCAGCAGCTTTCACAAGCCACTGGAACCAATTGCGCTGCTTACGATTGGCTTCATCAAGAAGATGTTTCTTCTCTTTCTGAACCCATTCAATAGTAAGTGGCACATCCGGCTCACCATGCTTATCATGCTTACAACCAGGAACAAAGAACAATCCAGGCATGTTCTCGCCCATGTCGCATCCGTAAATGCCGTTAGCCCAATCTTTTACAATTGACTCAGCAATCTGTACAGATGATGCAGGGATTTCCAAAAGCGGCTGATTTTCATCCAGCTCTTTCCACCACGAGCTAGGACCAACGACCAGCACTCCAGGCTTCTCATAAGTACCGTATGGAATCTGAAATACACCAGGTGTAAGAGTCGGTTTAATCTCAGGTGGAATATGCTTTGGATAAATAGAAACAACAGAGCATACATCCAGAGGATTCACAGGAGCGCGAATAGTTCTGCGCTTCAAATCCGACATCAATGGAAACTGTCCAACAACACCCATTATTTCACCTGTTTTTCAAAGTTACGTGGAACGATAACAGCTTGTTTGTGAGCCAGAGCATCACCAACATATGATTCATTGCCGAACAGTTCTTTTTGAAGAGTATCGATTTCCTCAATTTTCTTCTCAAATTGCTGTTCTGTATCTAGACCTGCATCTGGGTCTTTATACTTAGCTACTGAACTCTTACCTTGAGCAGCATAAATCAAATCGATGGCAAACTTAGCCGCTGCAAATTTCGGCGGCAATGGAATACCAGAGGTAGTTCTGAATGCATAAATCGGTTCATAAGACAGTTTCGTTGCCGGCAATTCTGGAATGTTATTATCTGGAACAACAACGAGCCGTTCAAGAACATAAACATTTGGCAACCACTGACTGTACTTAGGAACGTATCTAACTTCAGTAACTGTTCTCAGGTATATCTCAGTGTTAGGAACAAAGTCGTCATAAGTACCGAGACGATGCTCAAATTGGTCTTCACTCCACACAACACGCCAAATCGGCTGGTTGGTAGAAGTATCTAAACCAAAGTGGTCAACTAATCTTCGGTTAATTGATTCTATTTCTTCCGGAATTTCCATTACATGCTCCGAAGACGATTCTGCATATCCCAGTATGGATGTCCAATACCGATATTGGATTCGATACCACCGTGGTCTTTAAGAATCTCTTGGATGTCCGCTAGCAATGCATCCTTGAGTTCCTTAAGCTTGTGCTGCTTAGGAGTAAGCAATACTTCCTTATGAACAACAGGTGCAGCCGGTGGTGCAGCAAGTCGTTCAGCAGCAGCTTTAGCCTCAGTAACATGCAAAGGTTCAATCTCTCCACTCTTGAGTTCGGGTTCCTTTGCTGGTTCTGCAAAAGGTGGAACATACGGAGGATTGGAAACCTTCTTCTCGTCGTCCAATGGATTGTGAGTGTAATCAGTCATTTTCTTTCCACCAAATTGTGTCAACGTGGTTAACTTCGCCGAATCTTTCATCCACAGCCTTAACAACACCAGGCCACACCTTTGAATCATAGTCGTGACCCGCTATGATTTTAGGGTTCATTGACATTGATTTCTCAATATCAAGTTTTACTGACTCATAATCATGTGCTGCATCAATAAAAATAAAATCGGGCTGGAAACCGTTAGGCACATACTTCTGATAATCCATTCTATATGGAATTACTTTACCACTATCAATATGCTCTTTTAGATTCTTCTCAAAATCGGCGTAGGTGTCATCACTAGTCTTGTAAATTACCCTACCATCATTAGAGTGAACAATTGAATTCCAGGTATCAATGCAGATAAGTTTACCTTTAGTATTGTCAGCCATAACTCTAGCTGACTTACCTTTATAAGAACCAACCTCAAATAGGTACTCGTGATTCTTAGCTACAATGCCAAGAAACTCCAATTCCTTATCTGACATCCATCCTTCAATCCGCTTCGCCATATCAACGTCAGCGGCTGGATAGGAGATAGGAAATTGACAATTACCTTTACCTCTAACATCGTAATTGATAGCCCAAACACCATCAACTTTACGATATCCAACATTGACCGTCATCATATGGTCAACAAGTACGTTGGTATCGCAGTACATCTTGATGCCTGCATCTCCAACCTTATTGAAGAATGCAATGTCATCACACCAACCATCAGATTCCAGTTCGCCAAGTGTAATCCAAGGCTTAGGAACCTTATTGAATACGTCCATCTTAATGAGAACGCATCCCAATCCACAGTTAGTAATTTCTACCAGACCGTCAACATCTCCGTTAAGATGGACATGCCTGTTAAATCCGTTGGGAAACCTCTTATCAAATGCTACTGGAAAATGAGGAAAGTCCCGCATAGCATAAAGACCAGTTACTACGTCTTTATCATGCGCTAGCAATCGGTTAATGATATCCGGCTGAGGAATGACATCATCATCTAGAAAGAAGATGTGAGTACAGTCATTATCAATTGCAGCCTGGATAATCATATTCCTGCCACGAGCCGGTGATTGGCCTCGTGCAAACATATGTAGAGTGCCTTCTGGTCTATCTAAGGCATTATAATAGTCATAGAAATTAGCGTGTCTTGCACCTTCGGCTGTAGGAACACCAACTAAAACTTTTGCCATATAATTAAATCTGCGTGATTAGAGTCATGCGCAGCCCGACTACCTGTTACTGGGCAAGTAACTAGGATTTAACCAGTGGCTCCAGTAACCACAGTGTAGGCAGCAGTAAGTGGGTTAAATACAAGCAAGCACGCTCGGCTTGCAACAGTAGTAGTTCCACCAACAACGTTTCCACCAGTTGTGAATCCAGTAGTAGTACCTGGAACGATGCACAACATATGCGTTCCGGTAACAGGAGGTGTAATGGTGCTCACCGCTGTGTTACCAGAAAGAATAGTGAGAAACGTACTAGGTGCAATAGTAGCCGCAGCCGTAAATGTTACCGGCTTTGGCTGACCAAGACCCTGAACAGTCGAAATGTCTTGAAAATTTAGGTCCGGCATTTCTTCTCCTTAGACTACGTATCCTGACAAACTGACCACTTCTGTTCGAGCTTGCTGAACACAAGTACAGCCATTCTATTGTTAAGAACTGTAAATGTGCCAGAGCCAACCACATTTCCAGTGGTAACAATAGTGATAGAAGCGCCGCTCTTATTCTGCAAGAAGCAGACCTGACTAAAACCAGCAGCACCCGGTACAATAGTAGTTAGTACCGTAGTGCTAGTAGTGTCAGTCACGCGAACGATATCTGATTTTGCAAAGATAGAAGCAGCCGCTGCTACGTTAGTCTCCGATAGCTTTGTTGTAAGACCTGGAATCATTCCTCCACCCTCCTAGATTCCAATGTTAGCTAATTGTCAGAGTCCAAACAGCAGCAGCCTTAGTGGCAGTCACTGTGGTAGCAGCGTTAATACTGATAGCTGGCAGTGCAGTACCACCCTGAAACATAGTGATGAGGTTATTCACCGCATCAATAGTAAAAGAGGTGATATTGTTGAATACCGCAGAGGTCACAGTAAGACCAGCTCCGGCAGTTCCAGTAACCGTAATTGTAGCTGCCATGTTAGTACCCCGATGGAACGGCTAGCGTGTCAATGAATGAACAGCCAGCAGGGTTGTTAACAAACGTCTGAGTGCCAATAACCATGTAGAAGATTTCGGCAGTAGCGACACCACCGGAAGCTCCACGGATTTCAAAGATGTTACGGCCATCAGTAGTATAGAATCCAAGTGGGAGAATTTCACCACGACCCCACACAGAATCAGTAACGAAATCAATACGGGTTTTATCCCAATTGAATGAGCACTTAACAGGAGCACCAGCCATCTGCATCCCATCAAAGTAAACATTCAAGCTCTCATCAGACGGCTTCTTGAAGATAGTGGACATAAGCTGTCCAATTTCCTCATAAGCTGCCTTTTGAGCAGGATGCATCCATGCAGCAGGAGCGAAGTCATTGTCAATACCAATACGATTGCCAATCTTGTTAATGGCAAGGCGTGGCAGAGGCAATGTCAATGCAGCAGAAGCCGCGTTCACTCGATTTGCACGAATTTCAGGAGTGATAGCACGGCTAAAGCCAAGCCAAGTGCCAGTGGAAGCATTGCTGTGGTGATATGGAACACCAAACAGAGCGGGCAATGCAGTAGGAGCACTGATACCGTTGGTAACAATAAAGTCACCACCAGTCACACCAGCAATCTGGGGAGTGATGTTGATAGTCTTGTTTTCAACGTCCCAGAAGGTAATAACTCCGCTGCCCCTGTTAGTAGCAAGAGTGGAATTGAATACCTGTACAGTCTGACCAAAACGCATCAGACGAGCACCAAATCCATCAGTGGTCATAACAACAACGTTGCTACCACCGGCAGGAGTATCAGTAGTAACAGTGCCAATGACACCGTTACCAGCTTGCATCATCTGAGCATCAAGCTGACGGCGAAGCTCATCCAATGCTGTAGCAGTAAGACGACGAACACCGTTGACAATAGACTTCCTATCATCATCGGTAGCCCACTGTGCCAGCTTGGTGTATTCGATGTTCTCGGAAACGAATACGCAGCTAAGAACCGCCTTATCAAACGACGGCCCACCGCCACGACCCAAATCTCCGCCATCAGGATTGAAATACTGAAAAGAACCACCGGGACGCAGTTCAAGAGGAACTCGCATCTGACGGTTGGAAATCTTCTCAACATCCCGCTTCTGAATGTTAGCGAAGAACTTGTCATCTCGCTCAAAGAGTGTCCGAATCTTCGGAATTACTCTTTCAAGCTCAAGTGCAGTAACCTGAGATTCAACTAGTGCCATGTTAATGTCCTCAATCTCGCATCAAATAGTCTAAAGTGCTAGTCCCTTTTGGGATAGACCTAGCTTGGTCCTTTACCGTCTTTCCACTTTGAGGGGAGGTGGATTGACTCCGTGCTTTTCCAACAGGTAAAGGTCCACGTTTATCTTTCTTATCAGTATCTTCATCATCATCTCGAACTCTCTTACCGAGTCCTTTCAATGCTTCGTTACGTGCTTTCTTGATAATAGCTGGCAGTAGAGTCTTTGCCTTGGACGTGTAGGCAGATTTAATTCTGTCCATTGACTCTGTGCTAAAATCATCACTAAATGCTTTTTCCCAAAGCTTATCTAAAACAGCTCTAAATCGGCTATCAGCGGCGATAGCGTTCTCAAGATTATCGAATGCTTCACGAGTAGCATTCTTCTTAACATAATCAGTCATCGACCCATTGGGGTCAATATTCTTATCGATAGTAGCTTTCAGAACATTCTCTGTCTTACTAGTAACAGTGTCCTTAGCCGTGTCAAACTGACGTTGCTGAAATGCACGTTCACGTTCAGCTACTTCATCAGTTGCAGGATTCTTCGTGTCAGTAGAAAGCTTTTGCGGTGGAGTGAATGTTTTGGTGCCAAAGATATACTGATTAAGTACATCAGCGGCTCCAAGCAAATCCTCTACACCATTATCTCTTCCATCCTTAACCATAGTCATAATGGTATGCTTAATGACATTACCGATAGTGTGATAATAAGCAGCTTCATTAACCTTGTAAAGTGTTGGAAGATAATTATCAATTACCTTGTCAAACGAATTCTTATCTGTGTTGAGAACAGCATTCAACAGGCTCTCAGTTGAGCCTTCCATGATTTCATTCTCATAAGTATCCAGCCGTTCAGATTTCTCGACAGCGGCTTTAGCATCTGCAATCGTAGGAAGCAACTCAGTAAATGCCTTCTCACGATAGATAGATGATTCAAGTCCTGGAAAATCCTTAAAGATTTCAGGATACTTAGCTAGAATTTCCTTACGGCGGAGAGGAACAACCAGTTCCAGCCTATCTTCATCTGGCTCTGCAAGTTCTTCCTCAATCTCATCTTCTAAAGAGAGTTCTTTCTCTTCTTTAGTTTCTTCTTCGTCTTCTTTATCAGTTTCTTTAGAAGCCTTTTTCGCAGGCTTTTCCAGTTCAATAGTTTCTTGTTCTGGCTCGTCTTCACCAAGTAATTCAATGACATCTTCTCTGCTCAGAGATTTATCTTCAATTGGACCAGTAGCCGTATCAACAGGAGCAAAGAACGGAATCAGATTAAGCTTGTGCAGAAACATTGTCATTCTCCGCCAAAGGCATATTAGTACCTGTTGGCTGTGGTGGTGTGGGTCCGCCGCCTGCTGGTGGCATTGGTGCTTGTGGAGCAGTACCCATACTCATTTGAATTTGCTTCATATGTTCTTTCATGTGAAGCAGTACGTTCTTATACCCAAGAGGATTTTCAATCTTAAGCAGCCTACCAGCATCAGATACTAGATATGTTCTGCAAACTTCAGCTTCAATATCGTGATTATCTAGGTCAGGGTCAATTCCAACAGATGGTTCTTCAGTATCAGGTGGTGGCGGCTGACCAGACATTACAGCTTGCGCTGCTATCATCGGGTCAACAGGAATCTCAATAGGCTCAGAGTTAATTAGAAGTCTAATCTCCTCATATTGCTTCTGTCTATCATCCTCACCCGGTACAGTAAAGTCATCAAGTCCGATAGCTTCGACGAGGGACTTAACATTCTCTGGGTCTGCAAGTGCTTTAAGGATTTCTGGATTCTGGAGCTTGAGTAGCTCCATGTAGGTATCCTTGCGCTGTGACCAGGTAATTGGGAGATTCTCATTAGCTTCTAGCTCAACTCTACCAATACGCCCTTCAAGTTCTGCCTTACGAATGAACACGTTAATGAAGTTACCCTGTTCATTCCGTTCAGTAGATTTCTCATCTTCCTGAACTTCCTGAATATACATTGGAATTACTTTGGCAAAGATTTGCTTCCACCAAAGAGTATAAGTCTTCCAAGTATTCTGTAGGCGCTGAAGTGCTTGCGCTCTACTCATTGAATACTCAGATGCAGTACGTGAGCCAGAAAGCTGACCACCAAACAACGACGGTTGAGCGCCAGATACAGACTGGCCGAGGGTCTGTATCATGTTGAAGAATGGCAATACTTCCTGGCTTAGGGTAGCCGTTCTAGTTTCAAAGAATCCATCTCCAACAGATTTACCAGTCTTCGGAACAGCAGGATAAATACCGCCGGGCATTGTTTCAGCCTCACGGTATTTCTCAAAGTTCAAAACTCCTGGGTCTGCAAACGTCTGTTGAATACCATGTTCAATGGTTTGCAGAACCAAAGAAATCAAATCAGAAGTAATGTCCTGAACGCTAACCAACAGAGAGCCAGTTGGATAGTAATGAATGTAATCTGACAGAGGATTCTTAATGATAGTCCAGCAATCGTCAAGGCTTTCATTCTCATCAGCGGCCCATTCATCATTGACCAGAACTAACTTAGCTCCATCAGGGTAATGCTTCTTGAGTAGTTTAGTATCTTCTTCATTCAGAACGTTGAACGCTGAAGGACGAAGCCAACAATTTCTAACAGTAACATTATTAAGAGGATACTCACCACGATACTGAGGTGACAACCTTGCCCACTGTTCATATGGGTCATACATTCCTCCACCAGCAGGACCAATCTTCTTGCCGTTGGAATCAAATTTATCTCTTAGATGGTCATATCTATCAAGGGCATTAGTGTAGTGAGTTTCATAACTAAAGATAAGATATGGGCAATCAGCTTGCTTCATTGCATAGTTAGGCACCTTTACGTATAGACCACCGTATACTTCCATGCAAATTCTAGACTTTGGCACTTCTTTCTGGTCAACAAATCTAGTAACAACAAGCGGAGATTTCTGCAAACTTGGGTCTAACTGCGCTGCGCACTGAGGACAAACAACCTGATTTTCATTAATAATCAGATTGTGCAGTTCAATATCATCGTCATCAGGTTGAAATTCGTCAATCTCCTGCTTAGTGAATAAGTCATCATCCAACTGATTCTTGCATATCGGACAGATGTAAGCTTCAATATTCTCTTTCTTGTATACATTCTCTTTATACGTTCCATATTCTTTATCGGACTTTGGGTATGAATACATTGCTGTCATACCTTCGGTCATGTTAATGTATAGAGCGTGCAGCCAAAGAATCGGTGCATCGTTATGTCTATAAATCAGTTCAGCAATCTTATCACCAGCCTTAGCCGTTGACAAGTCAATAGGATTCTCTGCATCATCAGGAAAACATTTTATTGCAGGAATTGTAATAGAGAGAGCAGCAATAAGGGACTCCAAATAAGCACGGAATACATTAATAGGCTTATCATAAAATGCTTGGTCGTTGTCGGCATTAGAAATTTCTTCATCCCAGATACGCCAGTCATGAGCTACTTCAGAATACCAAACTCGCTGAAATCCTTCCCAAAGAAGTTTGAGCCGCCGCCAATTACGGAGTTGGCGTTCACGAGCGGCTCTATCCTCTTGGTCGAAATTAGTCGCAACAGTCTTGAGAAGATTCTTAATCCTCTCTTGTGTTGGCTTATCGAGCTTGGTATTAGGCATCTACTTCTTTGCAAACTGCTTACGCTTAGCAGCCGGTGTCTTCTTAACGAATTCTTCAGCTACTTGTGGTGATGGTCCCGGCCCTTTAGTTGGCTTCATACCATGTGCGATACCAGCCATAAATTTGTATTGCTTAGCTGATGTAGCAGGCATCAATCACCTTGTGTTGCGTCAGCACGCATTAGCTTCATCTTCTTATTACCGCCTTCACCCTTCTGCTTACGGACAGCAGCCATCTCCGGCCGTTTAATATTGTTGCCACCGCTTTCAGCATAACCACGCGATGACTTTACTTTCTTTTTCATAACAGCCGGGTCGAATACTTTCTTAAGCATTCCCGCCGATGGTCCAACAGGCATCACTTAGCCTCCTCAATACCGAGTTCTTCTTCCAGTGCTTTAATACTATCTTCTGTAGATACATCAGGAATAACTACTGATAGACCACCACTCTCACCTCGTGGAACAGCTTTAGCAACAGCGGCTTTAGCAAGAGCCTCATCATTCCTTCTCTGCTCTTCAATGACTTGAAACTTCTTTCTATCCTCAGCCTCAAGCATCTGCTTACGAACAGCCCAAGGAATAGAATGAGGTCTAATACTTTGTGGTGGCTGCTGTACAACTGGTTCAGCAGGCTGAGATGGTTTAATTAGAGCATCAAGCATTTGCTTGCGCTCATAATTAGCAATCTCAAGCTGCATCTTAAGTGTTTCACAGGACTTGCAAATTAATGCATTCTCCTGCATTTCAAGCTTTTGGCGCTTGAACTGATATCTAATTGATAGATATTCTTGTAACCAGTTAAACATTAGTGTCTCGCATGATGAAATTTACGAATTGGTTTGTATGGGTCGCCAGATTCAGCCGTTCGCATTTGACGATAGAATCCAGTCCAGTCACCATCAGCACT